ATAGTTTCTCTCCGCACTTGGGGCAGTAGTTGAAGGCAAAGTCAGTCTGGCCGTGTTCGATAACATCCCAGCCTTCGGGCAACGTCATTAGTCCGATGATGTGGGTGCAGTCAACTTCAACTTTGAGGTCGTTAAACTTTAGGTTTTCGGTAGCGTCCAGCACCTTGAAACCATCATCGTATCCACGTTCGTAATTTATCGCCGCCTGAAAGTTTGCTTCTTCCAGTGCATCCAGCACCTTGATTACGTCGCAGGGATAGGCAGTAGGCCAGCAGAACTCACACGGGTTCGTCGGGTCGCCGTCCTGAGGTGCGTGCTTTTCTCGTAGAGCTTGGCGTTCTTCTTTCGTCATCGGAATACCTGCATACACTCAGCCTTATCTGTAGACGCTTGTTCGGGGGTCATCGTGCCGCCTTGTAGATGCAGAAGCCCAGCCAGTAGAGCCAGAAGCCCCCAGCGATTAGGGCGAGGGTGTCAAGAAGGTAGTCGGAGCGTTTCATCGTTGATCCGCTCGCAGTCTGAATGGCTTGGTCGGTCCGGCAGGTTCGAGGCGCAGGCCGCAGTCGGGGCAGAAGATTCTTGCCCAGGGGACCTGTACCTCCTTCCCGTCGAAGTCGAGGCGGATGTAGGTGTGTGTGCAGTCGGTCATTCCACCATCCATCCTTCGGCGGTCAGTTCGTCGGCGTGGACGTATAGCCCGTAAACGGCATCGACGAGGTGGACGTAGTGAGCGACGAGCTTTGCGTCGTCGTAGAGACCGAAGAACTCCTCGCCGTCCGGTCCTTTGTGGTCTTGCACCCAGAGGCGCTTCTCGGCCTCCTCGTGCCAGTGGTGCAGTTTGATGAACTCGTAGACCATCACTTCGCCAGCCTTAGAACACGAGCGCCTGGCTTGGTCACGATGAACTTGGCGGCAATCTCGGGGTGAGCCTCTTGGAAGGCCTTAGCGTCGAAGGATTCGCTGGTCTTGTTACTCTTGTAAGTGAAGAGCGTCTCGCCCTCGTAGGTCACGGCGTGGGCTGATCCGATGACCTGCTCCATCTGGGCTCGCAGGCGCTTCAGTTCGAGCTCAGCAGTGTCCACGATGGCCTTCTGCGACTGGTACTCACGGACCAGTCCGAGGACGATGTCGTCGGCTTCCACGATGTCGTCGGTGCTCTCGGGGTAGAGGACCTTCAGAACGTCGAGGTCGTTGGCGCTGGCCTCGGGCTCGATGTCGCTCGTCACCTGCGCCCAGAACTCGTTCTCTGCCTGCTCGAGGGCGACCAGTTCGTCCGAGGTGTAGGTCACGTCACGAGTGACGATGCCGGTGCCACCGATGAGGCAGATGAAGGTCACGTCCTTGATGCCGGTGGCGGAGCAGTAGTGCGCTCCCTGTGCTCGGTAGGTGGCAGGGACGGAGTAGTTCGCCCATGCGTCAGCGTTGCCACGTCCCGAGAGGCCGGTGGTCTTGACCTCGAGGATGCGCTCGATGTTGAGCGGCGGAATCTTGTGGTCCCAGTCGTTCACCTTGCCAAGTTCGAGGCTGTCGGGGTTGGACTCAGTGACTCGGCAGATGAAGAAGTCCACGTTGGCGAGTTGCCAGGTGTAGGCACCCTCAAGGATGACGGGCCACGAGACGACTGCAAGACCCTGCGAGGCGATGCTCTGGGCGTAGACCTCAGCGATGGGGCGCTCGAAGGCCTGCCCGAGACGGGTGGCTTCGTTGCCGGTGAATGAGTCGCCCTTGCGTCCGGTCTTCTCCAGCCACAGTTCGAGGCGGCCCTTGTAGGGGTTCACGCCGAGAATGGTGCCAGCGTCACTGCCGCCGATGCCCTTCGATCGTGCCTCGAGCCATTCGTCGTGGCTCAGGTGTTTGGTTTCTGCTCTTACTTTCATGGTGCCTCCTCAGGCGGTTGGTACTGCGTTAGAGATGATACTACGGATGAGCTGTGACATCACGTTGCCGCCTTGATGCTCGACAACAGGGAGCGCAGGCCGTCGAGTCGAGACTGGCTCGCTCGTAGGGCCTCACGGGTGGTTTGCAGTCTTGATGCTGCGATGAGGTGTGCCAAGTGCAGGTCAGAGGTTGCGTCTGTGGCGTGGTCGTCCACCTGCCCCACCGTGCTCTTGTCGTGCAGGGCTCGGTAGGCGAGGCGTTGCTTGGCGAACTCGGTCTTGTAAGCAACCTCAGCGTGAGCGGCGTTGTCACCGGCCTCGGCAATCTCTGCCACGAGTTCGTCGATGCGCTTGAGGCACTTAGCGATGCCCTCGTGGATGCGCTCAACAGTAATCACTGTCCACCTCCACCAGTCGAGCCATTATCCATTCTACTACTGGTACTGCTACTGCGTTGCCCATTTGCTTGTACCTGGCGCTGTCGGCCTGCTCGATAAGTCCCTTCTTCTCGTCAATGCGCTGAGCCGTCCAGCCGTCGGGGAATCCTTGCAGGCGCTCGCACTCGGTGGGCGTTAGGCGGCGCACGACGCTCGGCGTAGCCACGCCATGCTGGTCGAGTTTGGTCAGAGTGAACATAGGGTCGCCCTCCTCGCTGTATCCCTTGCCGCCTGGCCCGTGCTGAGGCTGGCGACCTATGGCGTTTCCCTGAATAGCAATCGCTTGGGCTCCAGTTTGGTCAAGCGTATAGGCCGGATTGCCTGGCTCTGAGATACCTAGACCATTTTGATTTTTTTGCATTTCTCGCCCATCTTGAATAGCGATTACAACCGTCGCTCGCTTATCTCCTGTATTGTCCATAACGTTCAGTGTCGGGCACACGCCCCCCCCCAGTCCATGTTTCGTAGTCTTGGTCACTCTGCGCCCTTCGTGACTTGACCCACCACGAGATCCGTTGCATCTTTGTAGTCCCTCGCTTTCACGGCTCCAGCCGTTCCGTCTGTTGTGTAATCTCCGAAGGCTCGCTGGCGGTAATGACGAGGTGGTTTGAGTTCACGTCCTGATTGGTCAGAGTGCTCTTGTGATACAGCTCCGCAGGGAGGCAGTTCACTACTGACCCCCCCCCCGCTGATTAAGACCTGACCGTTGCCGGTGGCAAGGGTGAGCGACTGATTCGTGCTAATCAAGGGGCCTTTGCCCCCCCCCTCACGTCCTTCTCGCATTGTGAGAAGGACCGGAGCGCCTGCTCCAGCATCGGCGGCAGGGTCTTCCCTCGTCTGCTTGCCCTTCGCAGAATCCCCTCGCAGGCTTTCGCTGAGAGCGAGTATTTCCGCAGATGCGGCCCCGTTGTCTCCAGCACATCCGACAATGAACACTCGACGGCGACGCTGGGCGACTCCGAAGTATTGAGCGTCAAGCACACGCCAGCTGACACCGTACCCCCTGTCAGTAAGCGCCCCGATGACGATTCCCATGTCTCGTCCGTCGTTTGATGACAGAAGGCCAGGTACGTTTTCCAAGACGAGGTACTTCGGGGAGAGTTCATCCACAAGTCGAATAATCTCCCAATAAAGGCCGGAGCGTTGTCCGGCAAGACCGGCACGTTTGCCAGCGACCGAGAGGTCTTGACACGGGAAGCCTCCGGTGATGATGCCTCGTTCGGGAATAAAGCCTGCTGCTCGTAGATCATGTCCTGTCACTTTCGTCACGTCCTCGAAGTGTGTGGCTTCGGGAAACTGGTGCTGTAATACGCCTCTAGCGTTCTTGTCGATTTCTACTGTGGCGACGGTCTTGATGCCGTTGCGTTGCATGGCGAGGTCGAAGCCTCCCACGCCTGCGAAGAGTGAGACTGCGGTGAGCGTCATCCGACCCACTCCCCACATCCGACACAGCGCACCTGGTCGCCGTTGGAGTCGAGCAGTTCGGCCTCCGCTCGGCGAGGCCACATCTTGCCCCAGCAGGGAGGGCAGAAGATGTGCCAGTGACCGTTCTTGATGATGCCGAAGGCGTAGGGCTTCATGCTTCCTCCTCGAGCAGTTCCTTGATGCACTTGACAGCGTTGATGGCGCACCACGGCAGGAGCGTAAGGCAGCCGGCGATGGTGACGATGCGAAAGGCGATGACCATCATGCACCGACCTTTGGGGTGTAGATGCCGTGCGATGAGATGAGGTAGGGCGTGACGACCCAGCCGGTCGTGAGTTCTACGCCGAGGGCGAGGAGCGCCTGCTCAAGAGTGTCACGGGTTGCCTCCACGATGGTCTTGAGAGGTGCGCCGGTGTTGGGCCAGACCTGCACACGCCACTTGCCCTCCATGAAGCGGTCCTTGTCGTCGTAGGGCGTTGCCAAGACGCTTGCGTTGGTCTGGGCGATGCGGTTTGCCTGTTCGATTACTGCGGTCATGTTTCCTCCTCAGGAACTCGGCGGTGTTGCCGATGACCTAACTCTAGTGTCCTAGCGTAGGACAGTCAAGGAACTTTTAGAGAAACTTTGAAAGCCTTGTGATTACTGAGCTTTTGCTCGGCGTGCTGCCATGTAGCAGGCGCTGCACATCCCCGAGCGCAGGCGATCGTTGGGTGTGCACTCGACAATTCTGGCGCAGACTTTGCACTCGGTGATGGTGGCCTGCTTCGCTCGTTCTTTGCCGGTGGTGACGAAGCGCACGAGGTCCTCGAGTTTCATGCTCATGCGTGCCATCTCGTCGAGCAGGCGAGCGATGTCCTTGACGGAGTCGAAGATGGGGTCGGCGACGTTCTCGGCGCTCATCGTGCGCACGACTGCGGAGAGGGTCGGGTCCGAGACTGCACCCTTCGCCCGAGGGCCGCCAGGTGTGTAGTCCCTGACGGCCCTCGTGCCAGCACGTCGGCAGAGGTCGAGCATCACGCCATCGGTCAAGCGGCTGAGCGTCTGCTCCACTCGCTTCTTGTCTCGGATAAGGCGGTCGGCGTTCTTCATTCGTTGATCCAGTGAAAGAAGGCTCCGAGCCCGAGGATGAGAAACACGATAAGCATGATTAGCCCCTTGCGCATACTTGAACGATTGTATCCCAGTCTGACGGTTTCCACAGGTAGACCTCGGCGCAGGGAATCTGGCGCAGCTCAGCGAGCACCTCGTCTTGCGCTGGGGAGGTGCGTCCCTTCTCTCGCTTTAGTTCGGCGAAGATGAGGCGATTTCCCGACCATGCAGTGATGTCGGGATAGCCAGCCAGCGAGACACGCCGAGAGTCGGGGACCGAGTAGACCGACCAGCCGTTCAGTCGCATGAGGGTGGCGACCTGCTCGTGGAACTCAGCCTCGAGCATCGTGGCCTTCCAGACTTTCTTGCCGAAGAGTGGATCAGTTGTCATGCATCACCATCGCTACGAGTTGGGCAAGCACGTCTTCTGGGGACAGCGACTTGAGGCTCTTCTTCAGTTTGCGAGGGAAGCGGTTGGCGGTCTTGAGGACGAACTGGAAATCACCAGGTAGTCCGAGTCTAATTTTGCGCATACATCTCCCTTGCTCGTGCTGCTGCGATGATGTCGGCTGAGGTCGCCCATGCATGGACGGTGAAGCCGTGCTCCTGAGAGAAGCCAGGATTGATTGTGATGAAGGTGTGGCAGTCACGACAGAGGGCGAGAACGTTGTCGGGGTCGAGGATGGAGCCACCTCGGGCTCGGGTCAGAATCTCATGCACGTCTACGGCGTAGTGCGAGCAGACACGGGGGATGTGGGCCTCGCACTCGGGACGCTCTTCGAGGATGTCACGGACGAAGGCTCGGCGCTTGACGTTGAGGGCGGCTCGGGCCTTTGAGACTTTGTTCAGTGGTGTGCGCTTCACTCGTCCTCCTCGTCGGGTTGGTCAATCACTACTTCTTCGCCTGGGTACCAATTCGGCTCGGGCCAGTGGTGCGTCTCGAAGTGACCGATGATGAGGCTCAGGCACCTGAAGCAACAGTGGGGATGAGATCCGTAGGGCGACTCAGTTCGCTCTATGACCCATGTTAGGCACCCGTCGCAGACACCAGGCAGCCAGTGTTCGAGCTCGAAGTAGTGCTCCTCAATCCACTCAGTTATCGAGCCGTCTGAGTTGAGAATGGTGAGTTGGTTGCTGATGGCTTTGTTATTGACCGAGATGTTGTGCTTCCACAGGTAGGACAGCAGAGCCAGGTAGTCGTTCGGCTCTTGGGGGTTGTCCTCTGTAGAGAGTTTCACGTCTTGAGCGTAGTCAAGTAATGCGACTAGCCCTTTCCGAGAGCGTCGGGGTCGAAGGCCCGAGCCAGTTTCTCGAGAATCTCTGAGGAGTTGCCTCCGGTGAGCTCGATGGTCTGCGTCCGAGTGACACGGTGCTTGACGTTGGCGTAGGCTTTGAGGAATCGGGGCATAGCGAACTGCTCCTCTGTTCGGCAGAATTCCTTCCAGCCGAGAGTGTCCATCGCAGTAGCGATTGCAGGGTGCGACCATCGAGGCGTGCCGGTGTAGCCGACCTTGTTTACGGCAGCCCTGACCTCTTTGGCGGCCTCGGATTCGTCAGGTACCACGCCGTTCACCAGCGCATTGACGACAGCCAGGTACTCCGAGACACTGGGCCACGCTCCTCCGGTCTTGATGTAGTCCTTCGCTGCATGGACGGCGTAGTGGTAGTCGAGGTCTTTTATGGCATCGTGCCATGCCGAGAAGACGGCAGGCTCGGGGACCTTGCCGTGACCGCCAAAAATGTTTCCGACGATCTGTGCGCTTTGTGCTTTTGTCATTACCATGCTGATTCCTCCTCAGGGCTTTCTACCCAGTCACGGATTTTTGTGAGTTTGTCATTCTTGAATTGTGCGTCGATGGTGGCGTAGTTCTTCTTGAAGGTGAGCGGTGTGAGAATCACGTTCCGCCAGAAGACGTGAGTAGTCGCCCACTCGAGACGGTCAGTCACGTCCTCGAGGTCGTTCTCCTTAAGCAGAGAAGCGAAGCCCGTGAATTGAGCCTGAGTGTGTGGGTACTCCTTCAGCCCATTCTGGTCAAGACGAGAGTCAAGAAGAGCAACTAAGCCGAGAACGTCGGCGCTCGCCGTAGGCGGCGTTTTACTTCTTTGGGGTTCGGTCTTTGGGGTTCCTTCATTGATGCTCCTTCTTGTTAGGTCAGAATCGACCCCACCATAGGTCAAATCTGACCCCACCCCTAGGTCAGAATCGACCCCACCATAGGTCAAATTCTTATCGCCCCTCAGTGCATAATTGCCCTCACCATAGGTCACGATTGCGCCCATTTCGGCAGACTTAGGCCAGAGGTAGTAGTCGAGAGAAGTCAGTGATCCATCCTCTCGCTTTCGTGGCACGGTGTGCAGTGCTCCGACCTGGCGAAGCTCTTTGATGGCTCGCTTCACGGAGGCAATGGACAGGGCCGTGACTGCGGCGATGGTCTTGTGCGAGGGCCATGCGCTCTCGTTCGTACCGAGGAATCGGTCAAGGGCTCCGAAGACTCGGATGGATGCAGCACCGAGGTCGGGATGGAACAGAATCCACTCGGGAGTGACTGCGTAGCGGTGATTCCTCTTCGATAGACTAGAGGTCATAGGTAATGCCTTTCATGGGTAGGTGTTGCCTTAGGAGGGCGTAGGGACTGACATCCCTGCGCCTTCTGCTTTATTGTAGCACTGTTGCGCCTCATAAGCCCCTCCGCTCACGGATACGTCGCTCGGACTCGTAAGCGGCTCTAGCGGCCTTACAGGGGGCGCACGTCACCTTCCAGCCCTTGCTTGCGCCTCCGTTCATGCGTGCCTTCGCTGCGAGTTCGTGGTAGCCAGCGACGGTGCCGCAGTTGTTGTGCTCGTTCATCTCGAACGGCCCAATGGCGACCTTGTAGCCACTCTGTCGCTCGGCCCAGATTGCGATGCGCCGGAGCGTGATACCTCGACGGCGGCGCTCTTCGCTCATCTCTCGGCTGTTCAGCCCTCCCCAGACTCCGTAGGTCTCGTTCTCGACTCCCTCGTCTCGGCAGGTCTCGAGGTAGGGGCAGGTGGCGCAGATGGCCTTCGCCTCGGCTTCGAGTGCCAGGCGCTCGTGCTTGACCGTCCCCTCGGGTGGGTAGAACGTCTGGGTCATGCCGATACAGGGCGCTCCCTTGTAGAGGTTGCGCTCTTTCATGCCGAGGCCCGTCGCAGTCTCATGTCCTGCTCTCGGTGCTTGTGAGCGTCCTTGCAGGCTTGGCAGTTGATCCACTCATAGCCCTTCTTTGCCCTGCGGTAGATGCGCTGATAGCCGTACTCAGTCCCGCAGAACGGGTGGGTCTTGACGACGACTGCTTCCTCAGCGAGGTTCTTCAGAACGATGTTCATCTCCTCTCGCATCTGGCGGCGCTCTTTTGCGGTAGTGCCTCCCCAGACACCGAACTCCTCGTACTGTAGAGCGTGGCTCAGACACTCCTTCCGAGCAGGGCAGACGGCGCAGAGGGCCATCGGTGCGGTGTTGGTGCCTCGACGGTAGAAGATGCGTACGTCTGCCCCTGCGCAGGCGGCTCCCTCGAACTTCATTCGCTGACCAGCGCCAGGACAAATGCCATCACAACTGCTCCGCACCAGCCGAGGACTACGGCCCCCAGTGGATTCCACCAGTGGGTCGGGGTGCTGTAGTGCAGCTCAACGGCGACGGTGGTGGACGTGCCAGCAATCCAGCA